CACGCCCCACATGTCTGACTTCTTGCCCCAGAATTCCGTAGAAGGCTCTTCAGGATTCAATGGGCCATAGCCATACTCTTTGATCGCATGGTTGCGGTTCTTCAAGTTCAAGGACACATCCATGGTCGCAGTGGGACAGGCCTTCATCCCGTTTGCATAGGACTTTTTGATTTCCTCACCGATGGCTGCTTTTTGGACTTTCATGACTTCGCTGCTCGCATGTTGTCAATCAAATTGGGATAGGGACGTCCCGCCTTCTTGGCCGCTGCTTTGGCTTTGGCCTTCTTTGCAGGAGTAAGCGGGACTGACTTGCCAAGGCTCTTGGGCCGTGGTTTGTTCCAAACGGGCTTTGTTTTCATGTCAGGCTACCAATCCAGGGACATATTGTGTTTTACCAGCGACCTTCATGGCGGTCAACTCTTGCTTCTTAAGATTACCTGGGTCATATGAGACGTGCACCCAGCCGGAGTCGGGTATACCCGGAGTGTAGAACTCCAGGATCAATTGCGTGTATTCCAAATTGTCCATGATCCACTGCGCAAGCTCTGCATTGGGTACGCCAGGTATCTCAATATCGGCTGCTTGGCCCTTGCAATGGTCTGAGGTCTTCGATCCGCCCACCGCTGCATTACTCTCAGGACTGCGGAACCCTGAGTTCACCTTGACGCCTTTGCCAAAGTGATCGCGCACAGGCTGGAGAACGTTTTCACACAGCAAGCGCAGGCTTTCTGTTTCGACGTCTCCGGGTGTGTTGTCAAAGCCCATGCGCAGGGCTGTCTCAGATTTGGTCAGCTCGTGCAAAGAAAAATTAGCGGTCAATTGGGTCATTTCATGCTCCTTACTTTTTCGTATTGGTCGATGCAGGTGTTGAGACTGCGGATGGCTTGGTCGCCTCGGCTGGTGAGATCGACAAGAGCTTGAGCAACTCGTCCGTCAAGCTCGGCTCTTGTTTCTGTATCTCCACTGGGAGCGGGGGTATCTCCGGCGGTTGATATGGGGCAGACGGGCGTTTTGATAGGAACCCGCAGGCTGAGAGTGCCAGAGGCAAGATCAGTGCGAAGCTTAGTTTCTTTAATGCGTGCAACATCGTTGGCTTTCCTCAAAGTCTGGGCATAGGTTTGAGCGACCTCTGCCATGCGCTGTTCTGTCTCCCGGGCCTTGGCATTCAAGGCAGCGATTTCAATCTGCTGGCGAGCGTTCTCGTCTTGCTTGCCCTTGTAGTAGCCTCCTGTGCAACTGGCCATCAACGCCAGCAGGATGCCCAACAGGACGTACGGGTTGAAGATGCTCATGGCTTGGGTGTCTCGTCAATGTCAGTGGACTGTGCACTTGCTACGGCGTTGGCCACGGCCTTGATTCCTGAGCGGCCAGCCACGCCACCCAACACGCCGGTGATAAACACCATAATGGTGGAAATCTGGCTGGTGTAGATTTTGTCGATAGGGGCCATGCCGGACATAGGCTGTGTGACGTAGGTCACCGAGTAAAGGAACATGGCCATGGCACCAAGTAGGATGGTCACCAGGGTCACAATGACAAAGGCCCAGACACGGACTTCAATCTCTTCTGCGGTCAAGCGGCTGGAGGTGTTTTTGACGATGGTAGGCATTATTTTTTCTCCGATTCAGGTTTGACAAGTTGCTCGGGGCATGTGCCAGAGGCTGTGCAAAGCGGGGGCTTGCATTCAAGGTTTTCCCAGTTTTTCGGGTTTTGACACGGGTACCGAAAGCGGTCTTCGCACCCGATCAAAAACAGGGTTGTCAAGAATGTCGTTATTAGTAGGTTCCTTATCACGATTCTTCCTCTCAACTTCACGTCTTAACCTTTCCACTTTTTCAAGTTGTTGCTTAGATTCATGTTTGGTTTCCAGTATGTCCAAGTACAGGAACGCCAACAAGGGCAACATGAACGCTACCAACACCACTGCCAAAATCCACCCCAGCACACCCATCAAACGCTCCTCAGTTGTTTCAACCACAGGAGCCACATCCACAGGTATAGGATAAGAATAAGGGTTAGAACCGCCGACCCTGCTCGCAGGTTTCGGCTTTTTTCCCTTTGGTGCCGTAGCCATCTTTGCTTCCTCTCCTTTTGCTCCTGTGCAAGTCTGGCAGCTTCCTGTTCAGCGGCTATGACATCCCGCATCTCAAACACTTTGCTGTACAGCGCACCCATTTCGGGAGGGCTTTGATAGACCATGGTCTCTCTTATCGTTACCTCCAACGCCGCCATCTGATCCATCGCCATCACCCGCTTCAATGCGGCTTCCATTTGGTTTTGGTCAGGTTCGTAGACGTTTCTGGACTTCTCTTCTTCCTCCCTGATGTGTGCTGCTAATTGTTCTTGTAGCTTAAAGAATTCTGTGAGCTGCTTGACGACGTCCACCATGACCTGGGTTTCATCGACAGCAACGTACTTTTCCTTCTTTTTCGCCACAGGCTTGACCGCTGCGACAGGCTTTGGCTTCGCTCCAAAGATCGAAGCAAGTTTGCCCCAGAAGCCATAGATTTCCTTTCCAATACCAACAGCTTCATCAACTGTGGCCTTGACTTCCATGAAAGAAGTCTTCGCCTGTTTATAAAGCTCGCATCCCTCCTTGATAGCGGCAACGCAAGCATTTGCAGCAAAGAGAAGGGATATTGGGTCCACATGTGGGCGCTCTTACATGGTTGCGCCAGAGGCCGCTGGAATGGTTGTGACCTGGATGGCAGTACTCTTTTTCAGATTAAGTGGCGTGCCACAGTCTGAGCAGGTATCTGCCTCGAGTTCGCTCTCATCCAGGTCGTAGCCACAATGTGCGCAGACAATCTCTATCTCATGGGCGGGCTCTACCAGGCCCCCATCAAGATTCACTGAGGGCTTAAAGAGCTTCATGGGCTTGGCTCGCTTTGGGTCTCGGCCACTACTGGAGTCTCAACCACGGGTGCAGGCTCCACAACAGCTTCAACGACTGGTGCGGACTCCACAACAGGCTCAACGACAGTTTCTACAACGGCTTCAACCACTGGCTCTGCAACAACCACAGGACGCAATTCGCCTCTGTCCCATGATGTTGTTTCTTGATTCCATTTGTAGAAATACTCGTCCACAGGCATGGCAACAGGAGGATTCCACAACCATGTGGCAGTGTCCAAAACCCAATTGCTGAAAGGCTGGGGCGCAACGAATACATCGTTCACGCTGTCGTAGGTGTAACCAATGCCAGCATAGTTGCCACGCAAGGGGCGACCTTCTGGATGCTGATTGCCAATGGTGCGATAACTAGTTTGAATCCAGCCAGCAGGGTCACCCAAAGCACCTGTGGCGATGAAATCTTCTTCAGCAACGATCACAGAAGTGACGATACCGTTTTCTACTCGTGCGAAATGTGACAATTTAATTCTCCTTAAAAGTGACGAGCATAGCGCCCATGATATTTGTCTCTTGCTTCTTGAGCAACCAAGTCTGCAAGTTCGACATCCTCAAAACTGCCAATATATTTTCTTTTTTTATTCACCATCAAACTAACAACCCAATTTCTTTTCCAATTTTGATTTTTCAATGGTGGTTGTAAATATACATTTTTGTACAGTGAACTGCTACTTGATTTGTGTTTTCTGTTCAAACAATTTTGTTGTTGTGTAACAGACCGCAAGTTTTCAATTCTGTTGTTAAACCTGTCGCCATCAATATGGTCTGTTACCTTTGGAAGATAACCATTTTGATGAAGGAATATCATTCTGTGCAATTGCCGTGGCTTTCCATCAACCAAAACACGCAAGTATCTTTGATCTTTTGTTGGTGAAGAAATAACTTTTTTGCCATTTTTTTTGCGAATGAAATACCCATCCTCATGGTAGTCAAACAGCGATTGCAAAAGCTCTTGTGTAATCATTTTTACATCACCTCGCATTTGCAAATTTAAAAGCGGTCTCGGCAAAGGCGGCGTAAATCAGAGTTGCGCCACTAGCGTTTACAGCCGCACCGTTGTATCGTAATTTGAATCCATTTGATAAAAAATCCACTGTCGCAAATGACGACTCTGCAATACTTGCATTTGGATGTAAATATAAAGACGCTACATTGTATGGGTCTCTAGT